GAGCCATCCATACTATCCTTCTGAACAAAAGAAGGTCCCTTAGGAACCTTCTTTGCTCTCTGGAGTGAAAATCCGAAGAGTTGAGACATTTTATACTATAGTCTTATTGGTCCTACCTTATTTAGGTAGTTTCTGAAACGTTATTTTCCAGGTCCTCTGAGAGAAACTTCCCAGTATTGTACTTGCATCTCTACAGTGAACTCTTCGATTGCGTCATTACTTCCGAAATCTAGATCAATAGCGGAGATGTTTGTTGGGAATACATCTACAAATCTATATCCTCTTAGTTCTTTATGAGGTATACCTTTAGCACTATCACTTGTACCACCTGCGGATGGTGTTGTCTTACCACCAGTGTTTCTATCTAGTTGTACCACAAACATATCAGCAAAATAGTTATTAATGTTGATACCAGATGTAGTTACGTTCTGACTGTATGCTTGGATAGATTCAGTCCACTTCTCGAAACCATCTCTTAGTTTGAAGTTCTTATCGTTCATCACAGTGATTGTCCAAGGTTCAAAGGTGCGATCTCCCGCAATCTTTAAAACTCTTCCTCTGTAAGGAACTTCGATTGTGCCTAACTGTGTGGCAGGTAGGTTTGCTGCCTTAACTGTAAACTTACCTAGGTCAGTAAGTGCAGTTCCATTTGCTACACTGACTTCTGGGAAGTTCAAAGTACACTCAAACAGATTAGGTCTTGCGAAATCTGTAGCGACTTTTGATTTAAATTCTGAAATACTTGACATGTTAAAATCTCAATAAAATACGCCTTGTCCTATTATTTAGAACAAAGCGTATTTTCAGAGCTTTTTATTTACGTTTTAGTTAGCAACTTCCGTGAATGCGACGCCAGTTCTGGTAGCAACGAAGGTTAGTGTAATGTAGTTAATAGTTCTTGTTGGTTTAACATAGATCTCAGCATTAAACTCTCCTCTGTCTACTGACTCAGGTGGGTTATTGCTCTCATCACACTTGACTAAGAAGTCTGTAACTCCTCTACGTCCTTGTACGTCACGGAGATATGGTTCGACAATGTTAAGGAAGAATCCTCTTTGTGTCTCATCATTCTGCTCGAAGAGTTGTGCCTTAGCAGCACCTGAGATAACTCTTTCGATTGTTAGGAATAGACGTCTTACATTGATTCTATCGAATGCGGATGCAAATCCTTGAGCAGTCTTATCACCGAATAATACGATACCCTGACCTGGGAATGATACGATTGGGTTAACCCTTGCAGAATATAGTCTGTCACGCTGTGTCTTATTAGGTGTGTATGCTAGTTTGATAGCATTTCTAATAACACCACGTTGGAAACCTGCAGGTGAGAACCATGGTTCTGAAACCTCAGTTGTCTGTAAGCATAAACCTGCGATGTCACCGTTACATGGAACGTATCTGTATACATCGTTGTACTTATCATAGATGTACTTGTATCCAGAATCAAATACCATATAGTTACTTGAAGGTAACTGATCGAAGAATGCGATTAGGTTGTCTGTTTGTGTTGCTGCACTTGATACACCGATTAAGTTTCCTCTTCTTGGTGATACAAATAACATACAGTCTCTTCTTTCTTCAACAATACTTACTAGTGCTGTGATCTTAGCAAGTGCTGCTGCATCATTTGCACCAGAAGGACCAGTAAGAATGAAGTCAATTGTTTGTGACTCAGGATCTTCTAGTAGTCCGTATGCTGTAGTTACATCACCTTGAGCAACTGTGTACTCTCCAGATCCAACTGCGTAGTCAGCACCATTTGCTAATCTATAGTAGAATGTTGCATTTCCTTTTGAAGCAACTGTGGTTGCACCTGCAGGATAGTCAGTAGAACCTGCTGCACTTAGGAATAGGTCGAAGGATACAGTTGATGCTCCACCGAATACTCCACTATCACTGTCTACATCAAATAAACTTGTCTCGTGCTCACCCCAGTAGATGTATTCAGATTTCTGCTGAATAACTTCTACATAATAGTTTGCTTCTCCTACAGATGACTTAGAATCAGCTGCTTTAGAAACACCGATATATCTTTCAAGTAATGTTCCTGCGTTACCTGTGATCTTACCATCAACGTCAATGACGAGAATGTGCATTTCATCTCTGAATCCACCATTAGCAGTTGCAAAGGATGAAGTTCCAGGTCTAGGAGCAACGTTTACCCACTTCTGTGAAGGTAGATACTCTCTTTCATCATACTCAACTCTAACTGAACTGATTGAAACAGCAGTAGAGTTTGTATCTGCAATGCTATCTGCTGCAGCAAAGTCGATACTTCCTTTATCTTTAGCAATATATACTCTTCTTTCAATACCAGATGCACTGATTACAGCAGTATTAGAACCTTGAGTAATAGTCTGACCGTCAGCAATGATACCAGTAATACCACCAGAAGGTATTCCGATTTCAATCTTTCCGTTGTCTGCATCATATGCTAATACATCAACTGTTTGTGCAGAACCAGAAATACTGATTGTTGCGGTTGAACCTGCAGCGAATGATCCTACAACAGATCCAACTGTTAATAATATACTATACTTAAAGACCTTACCTGCAGCACCAGATGTTGCACTTAGTGCTTCACCAGAAACGAATCTATGATCGTTACCTGAGCCAGGTGCAGGAACTACAGCAATTTGATCAGCACCTGCATCTGTAATGAAGATTCCGATTGAGTTTCCTTTAGTACCAGGAGTTCTTGCTGCCCACTTCCAGTTGTTAGTACCGTTTAGGTAAGTTGTTTCGTAGTCTTGTAGATTCTTAATCTTAACTGCAGTACCTGCGTCAACTGCATTTTTTAGTGCTGAACTATCTGTACGAACCGCTTTGAGAAGTCCACCGTATGATAAGAACTGCGCTGCAGTATACCAATACTCATAGTTGTACTCATTTGGTTCACCGAATGTTGCTACAAGTTCTCTTTCTGTACCAATATTCTTTATCTCCTCGACAGGACCTAGTTCAAAAGGTGCTGCGATTACTCCCGTGTTTGCGGTTGTAAGGGTAGTGATAGTGGTCAGATCTCGTTCCTGTACAACAACTCCAGGACTAGATTGATTTGCTGCCATGTTAAATTTCTCCTGTGTAGGTCCGTAAATTCTGGTTGTCTATAAGATATTTATAAAAATGAAACGTTACCTAAACTCCCACATGTAAGATTTATCTCCATATTCCGCGACTTTCCAGACATCGCCCTGAGCATCTTGGAACTGGTCACCTCCAAGACCATCATCTACAAACCCAAAAGGTGCCATATCTTGTTCAATAGCATCTCTCTGATCATCAAATATCCGCGCACGAACATCGTTATCATGCATCTCTTTGAAGTATGGTTGCATTGCCATCCATCCAAATATAACCAAACACATTGCTAGGTCATCATTACATCCATCTTCCGCTTGGAATGATTGTCCTTTTGCTATGAATGTAGTTAGTTCTGCAATAGTATCATAGTCTGGTATGATTAGTTTATCTTCTTCTATCAATGCTTTGAGGTTAGAACATCCAACTTGCTTTGTGGCAGTTGACATCTTAATACCTAGTTGTGTTTTCTTACCAGAGAATCCTTGACCTAGTTGTTGTCCTGCTCTACCACGCATAGATGCCATGAGTAAATTTTCATACTCTAAATCATACTGTATAATATCTGCTACCTGTCCACCTATATCATTTACTTCACATAGGATGTATGCATTGTTAAAGTTCTTTGCTACATCTACGATTAAGTTGGGTAATACTATGGGTTTGATCTCATTGTTCTTATATCTTGCTACCATTTCATATGGCACAGCAGATACATCTATAACTGTGAATGCGGAATAGTCATGACCTACGCCACGAGATACGTCTACTGTAACGATATAGTTATGATCTTCTTCTCTATTTTTATATAATGCTAGTCCTCTATTAGTTTTTATAGGATCATGGTATGCCATAGTCCTAAGTTTACTCGGAGTTATTAGTGTATCAACAGAGCCCAGAAACTCACATTCAAACTCAACTTTGAACTGTGCTTCAGATGTGTTCTTGATTGTTTGTTCTTTCCAAACCTCGTCCCTACCTGGAACTTGTGACCAATGCACTTCTGTTGGAACGTATTCATTCTGTCCACGTTCAGCATCATGCCACAGTTTGTAGAACATGTTCATCCCATGTGGGGTTGATATAATAATAACTTTAGTATTCTTACCAGATGAAATTGTTGGATACACAGAACTGAAAAACTGATCAGCAATGTGATTCGGAACGAACGCGAATTCGTCCAGAAAAATAACGTTAAAGG